CGATAACAGTACCTATATCGGAAAGGCCGCTGTTTCAGCCGTCCTTGAGCCCATTAAGGTGAGATTAATAACAAAGAGTCATACATTTGACCAAGCTTTCTCCAAACAGCTTCAAAAGCTATATTGGGGTTATCTTACTGAGTTTCCTCAGTTTGTTTTAACATCTCGACCCATGGTCATCCAGGACCTGAACGATCTCCTGATCAGAGAAGAGAGTATCCTACTCCAAGTCCCTGACCTTCCAAATTTACCCCCTCAATGGGACTTTCAGCCTGATGATAATCTCTTTCATCATTTTGAGAGAACCAAAGCTGAATGGGTATCTGGAGACTATAAAGCCGCTACCGACGGACTAAATCTAAATATGACTAAATGGATAAACGAGGATCTCCTCGCACAATCCCACCTTCCTCAAGATGACTGGGCCATTGCCCGGACTGTCTTATATGAGCAAGATATTTCATATCCAAAAGATCTGTCCCCCCTTCTAGCTACTGAGTTAAGAAAAAGAAAGATTGACTTTACCATCGATAAAGATAGAGTCGTCATCCGACAAGTTAATGGCCAGCTTATGGGCTCCATCTTGTCCTTTCCAATCTTATGTATCGCCAACCTATTGACCTACTGGTCTGCTCTTGATAAGTACCTTATTTCAAACGGATATAATGTAGTTAATCACCCTAGTAATCTCCCTGTGTTGATTAATGGTGATGACATTCTTTTCCGTGCTAATTCGGCATTTTACAAGTTTTGGTTGGCCGAACTCGAGTTTCCCGGCTTCAAACTTTCTGTGGGCAAGAATTACATCCATCGAGATACGTTTACCATAAACTCTCAATGCTTTCTTGCTAAACCAGGACCATCTGCTTCCTCCTATACATTCACCGAGACTCACTTTTTTAATGTGGGCCTTCTTATTGGTGAAGGTTCGATACGACGTGTCGAAAATGAGAAACCAGTTGATGAGATTTATAGACTTGTAACATCGAGAGCACAAAATCCGCTCCGAGCCCATAAGCGTTTCATGCACTACCGACGTGATCAGATCGAAGATCTCACTCGTGGTCCCAATAAACGTACAGGGTTTTACAATCTGTTTATTCCAAAAAATCTCTACGGTCTTGGATTTGTTCCACCTCCCGAAGTCACTCCTGTCTTTACTATCAAACAGCGAATCCTTGCCGATATGCGCAGATCCGAGATCCTGTCCCTGATAAAAGAGCCGAGAGCCGTTAATGAGAAAAAGCTACGTGTGTTGTTAGACAAGACGACATACGCTTCTGACCTCGCTCCACCGACGTACCCATTACGTCAACACTTAAAAACAACTTTCACTTTCGCACCT